ACTTAGACATAACCCTTGAAAGTGTCCAACCCTTAGCCATACGGTTAGGGTTTACAGGGAAAGAGGGACCCGGGATAGTGAATTTCAGGCGCGGGTGTGTCTATACTCCCCAAACAAATATTTCGACTAAAGTGAAGCTCCATATAGGCTCTGACCAGCACTTATATAATATGTAACCAACGTCACAGTTAGAAAACGGGAAATGCGTTAAATTTCCTGCCTTATATATAGTAGGGAGCAAAGCGGGGACAAGTGTGCTTTGCGACCTACAGTGGCCTCTAACGAGGCCCTAGGCCGAGTACTAACTTACCCCTCAGTTCGCTTGGACTCCTTCGGGCGTCAAGCCCGATTCCTAGCGGTGCTTTTAGTCGGGTGTATTCTATTAACTATGCAGCTAATCGAAATTTCCGCAAGCAGCTAACTAAATCAATTCCGGCCCGTCCCCCATATACAAGGAGATCACGTGGCTGACAACAGTGCAGATATCGCCAAGAGAATCATCCTTGGCTGTGTAGCAGAAGGTATGACCATCGAAGCCGCCACGGCTTCTGCTGGTAAGTCCATCAAGACCTACGAGTACTACCGCCGCACAGATAAAATCTTTACAGACAAAATTGACCGAACCCGCCTAGGGTTAAAGGACAAGCAATTCCAAGACGGCGATGTCCACGACATCAACTTCGCCGAGTTCCGATCTCGGTTCCTGCACTCTAAGACCTTTGAGCACCAGCAGAACATTGTAGATGTAATCGAAGGCCGTGAACCGGCCTGGCTTCATCCTTCGATGAAATACGAAAAGGGTGTGGCTAATAACCGTATCCTCATTAACATTCCGCCAAACCACGCCAAGTCTATGACTATCACCGTGGACTATGTAACCTGGCAGGTAGCACGTAACCCGAACTTTCGAGTACTCATTGTTTCCCAAACGCAGCGACTAGCTGCCGACTTTCTCTACGCCATCAAGCAACGCCTAACGCATCCTAATTATGAAGACTTACAAAGTGCGTATGCTGCTGGCGTAGGGTTTAACTCTAAGACCGCCTCTTGGCAGGCAACCCGTGTCACCTTCGGTGATGAGCTTCGTGAGTCCAGCGAAAAGGACCCAAACATTGAAGCCGTCGGTATCGGCGGTCAGATCTACGGTAAACGTGCCGATATGATTATTGTTGACGATGCTGTAACGCTGTCTAACGCAAATGACTTTGAACGACAGATTAAGTGGTTGACCCAGGACGTGCGTTCTCGTTTGAACCCAACTGGTAAGTTAATCATCATTGGAACCCGCGTTGCATCCGTAGACTTGTACCGCGAGCTTCGCCAAGAGGACCGTTACCCCGGCGGTTTGGTTCCGTGGACTTACCTTGCAATGCCAGCATTGCTTGAGACAGATGAAGACCCTGACAAGTGGGTAACGCTCTGGCCTAAATCAGATGCACCTTTTGATGGACAAGAAGCAGCAGACCAAGATGAGAATGGGCTATACCCACGCTGGTCTGGTCGTAACCTTTACAATGAACGCCAAGCAATGGACACATCCACTTGGGCGCTGGTTTACCAGCAGCAAGATGTATCTGAGAACTCAGCCTTTGATCCAGTCTGTGTCCGTGGCTCTATTGACGGTATGCGTAAGTCTGGTGCTCTAGTTGCAGGCTACCCAGGCCATCCTAAAGACTTAGGTGGCTTCTCAATTATCTGTGGGCTAGATCCTGCAATGATTGGCGATACCGCAGCTATTTGTTATGCGATAGATCGCAATACCAATAAGCGTTACATAATGGATGCTATAAAAATCACGCGGCCTTCCCCAGCCGATATTCGTGACCTAATCTTTAATTGGACTTCACTCTATGGACCCTCTGAATGGATTGTAGAAAAAAATGCCTTCCAATCATTCCTTACGCAAGATGAGGGAATCCGCCAGCACTTGGCCTCACGGGGAGTGCTACTGCGGGAACACCATACTGGAAGCAACAAGTGGGACGCAGGCTTTGGAGTTGCATCAATGTCAACTTTGTTCGGCACCAAGCAGCACGACGGTAAGCACCACAGAGATAACCTTATTCACTTACCTAGCGATCAAACTGAGAACGTTAAGGCGCTCATCGAACAGTTGATTACTTGGACACCTACTACTAAGGGTAAGACAGACTTAGTAATGGCGCTGTGGTTTTGTGAGATCCGCGCACGCGAAATGCTCAACTACGGTCAGTACAACTCGCACCACCTTAAGAATCCGTTTCTCACATCAGCTGAGAAGCGAAAGCGTTTAGTTGTCAACATAGATCAACTACTCGCTGACCAGAACAAAACATTCATCTAGGGAGAACCCAATGGCATCACTTAACGACAAAGTTAGCAAAGCACGTAGAGTTGCAACTAATTTAGAAACTGGCATTGCTGCGTACGAAACAGTAAATCGCAATGCAAAGGCAGGAAAAGTAAAATTGTCTATGGCAGAAGAACGCGCTGCTGTAAAGGTTCTTCAACCACGTATGTCTCAAGATCGCAAAAAGACAGCTGCTCGTGGTGCTGCTATTCAAAAAGTTCAAGAAAAGAAAGCAGCAGCAAAACGTGCTGCCGCGGCTATTGGTAACTCTCCAGCAACTAAGAAGGCTACAAAGACAACTACCAAAAAGGCAGGTAAATAAAAATGGCAGTAAAGAAGCCTGGCAAGTGTCGCAAGTGTGGTAAGTCAGACAAAGCGTGTAAGTGCTAATGGCTGCAAAGAAGCCAGTAGTTAAGGCAACAAAAGCACCTGTTAAGAAAAAGGTAGTTCAGATGCCTAGCAAAATTTCTCCATCCAAAATGACACCAGCGCAGAAGGCTCAATACTTAAAGAACCCTGAACGCTACGACTACTAAGGAAAACAATTGTTAACACCAAAAGAAGTAAACGATAAGTTAGGTCGCTTGCAGACCAAATACGCTGCACGCGATCAACGTATGCGTGATGTTCTTTCGGTGCGTCAAGGAGATCTATCTAAGGTCTATCCTTCGATGTTCTCCGAAGATTACCCAAAACCTTTAGTAGCAAACTTTATTGACGTAGCAGCACGTGACCTTGCAGAAGCAATGGCACCGCTACCATCATTTAACTGCTCTGCAACTAATATGGTTTCAGACTCAGCACGTAAAGCTGCAGATACTCGTACACGCATTGCAAACTTCTATGTCTCAGTTGCTGAATTGCAACTGCAGATGTATGAAGGTGCAGATTGGTTTAATACATACGGGCAGATGATTGGTATGGTCGAGATGGATTACGACTCTAACAATCCACGTATGCGCCTGCTTAACCCTTGGGGTTGCTACCCAGAGGTAGACCGCTTTGGTCGCGTCGTTTCTATGACACAGGTTCTTAACACTGATGCAGAAACTCTATGTGCTCAGTATCCAGAGTTTGCTGAAGCAATCTTGGCTAAGAATAACTACCAGCAAGGTAGCCCAGCAATTACTATGGTTCGCTACCACGATGCAGACCAAGACTTAATCTTCCTACCTGAGCGCAAGAACCTTACTCTTGTTCGTACACCGAACCCAGTGGGTAAGTGCTTGGTGCGTGTAGCACAGCGCTTCTCCCTTGATGGACAAGCCCGTGGTCAGTATGACGATGTGTTGCCAGTCCAACTCGCTCGTGCTCGTTTTGCAATCCTACAAATTCAAGCCGCAGAAAAATCTATCCAAGCACCTATTGCTATCCCACAGGATGTGCAAGAATTAGCCCTTGGTCCGGATTCAATTATGCGTTCTGCTAATCCGCAGAACATCCGTCGTGTAAGTTTAGACTTACCACCAGGTGTCTTTACAGAGTCAGGAGTACTAGAGCGTGAACTACGGCTTGGCGCTCGTTACCCTGAAACCAGATCCGGAAACACCAACGCGAGTGTTATTACTGGTCGTGGCGTTCAAGAGTTGCAAGCTGGTTTTGATACTCAAATCAAATCCGCTCAAGCCCAATTTGCTAGAATGTTCAGTGATCTTATTGGACTCTGCTTTGAAGTAGATGAAAAACTATTTAGTAATGTACAAAAGACAATCAAGGGTTCAGAAGATGGAACACCTTATGTTCTCAAGTACACGCCATCTCGTGATATCAAGGGCGAGTACGGTGTAGATGTTCGCTACGGGATTATGTCTGGTATGGACCCATCACGTGCAATCATTGCATTGCTGCAGATGCGTTCAGACAAGTTGGTTTCACGCGATTATGTACGTCGTGAGATTCCAATGGACCTCAATGTAAGCCAGGAGGAACAACGTGTTGACATTGAAGAAATGCGTGATGCTCTTCGTGTCTCAGTGGCACAGTACGCACAAGCTATCCCAGCGCTTGCGGCGCAAGGACAAGACCCGTCGTTGATTGTTACTCGCATTGCAGAAGTAATTAAGGGACGTCAAAAGGGATTATCTTTAGAAGCAATTGTTGAAAAAGCATTTGCACCAGAACCTCCACCACCTGCGCCAGATATGGCGATGGCAGGTGGACCTCAACTTCCAGCAGCAGGTGCGGCCCCCGCTCCTGCCTCGCAGCAACCTCCACAAGAACAAGCTGGTCAGGCCCCTGCTGCTGGTCAAAAACCCGATATAGCGACACTACTAGCCGGTATCACCGGCGCAGCGTAACCGAAGGAGGTGCAATATGAACAAAGGATCACAGGCAAAGGCTTCAGTACAACCAGTAAAGGTTGACACTAAGGCTCCAAAGCCAAAAGGCGGCGAAGTAAAATTCGGTTTCGCTGGTAAAGCTCGCACAGGCAAGAAGGCTTAATTACTGAAAGGTGTACAGGGTGTTGAACGATAACGATAGGATTCCTCGCCCTGTACGCCGGACAGATATGTTAGTAATTATTGTTGGGTTCTTTTACAACATAACGCAATGCTTTGAAACATTTATGTCGGAAGTTTATGAACTTTCGATTTATCACGCCAATCACGAAACCAAGATAAATAAGGCTTGGGAAGATATGGCAAACGATTTAGAAACTTTAGAGGAGGACAAATGACAACTGCGCCAATGAATCCATTAGCAGGTGCATCAGGTCCTGGCAAGTACGCTGTACGCAGCGATAAATTAAATATGGGTTCCACATCATACGGTGAAGGTAAAGATACAGCAGCCATCAAATCTGGCGCTCCGCTTTCAACTACACCTGATGTTAAAGGTCAAGCACCTAGCAAGTTCCGTGAAGATTTAACTGCAAGCCAAGCACCAGTTACAGGATTATTTGCACCATCACAACGCCCTACTGAACCAATTACAGCAGGTATTGATATTGGTGCAGGTCCTGGTGCTAGCGCATTGATGATGCAGAATGCAATTGTAAAGACTTCAGATACATTAGCAAAGATGTTGCCATTTGATACAGACGGTTCTATTGCCATCTTGTACCAGCAGGCTGTTGCGCGAGGTGACTAATTGGCTGATTTCAACGCTGCCGCTTCTGCTGCAGGTTTAACACCTGAAGAGAAGAAAGCGATGGAGGCTTTCAGTAAGACTCTATCTGTACACCGTGAACTTTCTAACCTGCCACAAAATGTCGCTCAACAGGCATACGCATCTAAGACACCTGACCAACAGGCTGCTCTTAAGCGTGTAGCAGGAGAAGAAAACCCAGCAGTTAAGGCTAACCGTGGTTGGCTAGGCACTGCTTGGCATTACACAGGTGGTGCTCTATTGCAGGGCCTTACCGAAGTATCAGACTTTTCTACACGTGTTTACCGTACTGGTGCTATTGCCGCTTTAGAAGGCAAGAACATTGCAGACGCTTGGACTACAGCCAACGATAAAGGCGACAAGGTATTTAATCCAGGTCGTATTGAAAGAGCAACATCACGATTTGGCAATGACCGCATTCAAGTAGCAATGCGTGTTGCAGCTGGTGAGAAGTTAAGCGACATCGCTTCATCTGGTACAGATACTCAAAAGCAGATTGCAGCAATGGCTGCACAGAACAAAGATGATTTATTTCAAGATGCACTAGATGCGGTTCAGGCTGCTAAGTACTCACCTGGTCGCCAGATCGCAAACCTGATTACTCCAGAACAACTTGAGGGTTCAGGCTTTTTCTATCGTGCAGTATCTGGAGCATTCGATGCTGCATACCGCGTTTTTGCAGATCCATTGCTTATCGCAGGTAAAGCAAAGCGTGCAGTAGATATCTCACGTTACTCACTAGATGTTGTTATCGGTGGCAACAAGGTTGACGAAGTCTTTGCACGTCCACAAGTACAAAATTTCTGGAACACATACGGCGCAGAACTAGGTGCCTTTAAGAAGGCTATTGATTCAGGTGCCACAAAGGAAGCTGTTGCTATCAAGCAGCGTCTTTCAACTATTGCACCAGAGTTTGGTGACCCAGTCATCAAGTCTTTTATCAACGCAGATGTAGCAGTTACAAATGCAGATACCGCTAGAGCGTTCTTCTTGAATGCTAAGCAGGTAGAAGAGATGATGAAGGGCCAGATTGGTCGTAAGCGTGTAATGATTCCACGCCTAGATCCACTACGCAAGGCTCGTGTTACTACTGTAACTACAGCAAACAAAGTTTTCAATCTTGACCGTATCGGACCTAAGTTCGTAGATGACCTTTACTTCGGTGGAGCATCAACAGATGATGGTATTGCTAAGGCAGTTATTGATGGCAAAGAAACTATCGTCAATACAGTCAAGGCTAATCGTGAGGCTAAGGGAACAGCACGTCTATCTATGGCGCAGGTTCAGTATCGCATTGACCGCTTCAAGGCTAAGTTCACACAAGTACCTATGTTTGAGGATGACTTGTTTGACGTTACCGCTAAAGACGGTGCAGCTAAGGTCTATCGATATGCACGCTTAGTTCTTCCTAAGAACGAATCACGCCTTATTGCTCAAGCATTTGACAGTGCTGAAATAGGACGCAAGAAGGAAATCTTTTACGGCTTACAATCAACTATCGCTGACATTCGCGGGTTGAACGTAACCAAAGAAGGTAAAGTAATTGCAGATCAGTTGAACAGCACGCCTAAGCGTGAGTTTGCTACTACTGATCCACGTACTGGATATAACCCAGCAGCTCTACCAGACGGTGAGCAGGTTGGTCTTATCTTGTCTGACCTATCAGACTACGTATCTACTCTTAGCGTACGTGACATTGACCGTGCAGCATCACGTTCTGGAATTATCCAGCAGATTGCAGGACTTGCACACTCTAACTGGGTAGAGAAGATGACTACAGGTTGGTCTTTCTTAACTCTTGCCGGTCCACGTTACGCTATCCGTAACGCAACAGAAGATTTAATGGTCCACCTTGCAATCGGTGAGTCACCATTTGGTTTAGTAAAGGCACGTGGCCTATCAACTCGCTTGCGTACAGCACGCCAAGTTGAAGAAGGACTAACCACACTAGGCAAAGCAGCACAAGATCCGCTAGGTGGAGTTATCCGCTTTGTTAATCGCAAAGAAGCAAAGCATTACACACAGGCTATTCAAGAGGCAGATGGCGATGTAGTCAAGATTCGTCAGATTACTGCAGCAGCTTTGAACGAAGGTAAGCTCACACGCTTCTATGAGCGTACAGGCCTAGGCAAGTTTACAGCTGATGACCGTAAGTTCCTAGAAGAGCAGATTCTGTTTGGTGACCTAGATAACGCCCTTATGGATGTTGTTGAAGGTGGTAAAAACTCATTTACTGGTGTTGATACCTTCACACGTACAGTTAATTTTGCACGTAAGAACAATGTTCGTACAGCAGAACTAGGCTATAACCTACCTAAAGGTAAGTTTGCGCGTGCTAAAGGCGCTAAAGCCTATACATCTATGGCACCACTTGCTAATGAAGCAACTCAGGTTGCTTGGGCAATGCGTATTGGTTACTACTCAAACGACAAACTAGGTCGTATTGCTGTAGCAAACCTTACAGATGATGCAGAAGGTACAACAACTGCAATCGGTAAGATTGCTGATTGGCTCAATGACCCAGAAAATGCTAAGCAAGTCGCAGCATTTCGTATGGGTGAGCGCGGTGTCAGCAACGAAGAGCACGCAAAGCGCATCTATGATGCAGCAAAGCAACTATTTGTTAAGAAAGATGGCAATATCAATCAGGACTTGCTATCTAAGGTACGTACATTTGATGAAGAGACTGGTGCTTACCGTATCACTGGCAAGTTAGGTCTTGATGACCTACCAAAGAACATTGATGATGTCCCAGAATATATTGTTGGACCACAGTTAGTACCTATCTCAGATACCGGTAACTACACCACATCTATTATGGAATGGGGTTGGGACTGGTTAGGTGAAGCTAACGCCCGTCTATCACGTGAACCTATGGTTCTATCCGAGATGATTAAGCTGCGTAAGCAGTTTGATGATTCTGGATTTGATAAGGCATTTATTGCTTCATACCAAAGAGGAATTACAGAACCAGCAGCACTTGCTAAAGCAGAGTTTAATGCACGTGTAAAGCTAGCAGAGATTGTAGAAGACCGAGCACGCTTGCAGACATTGGCATATGTTGATAACCCTGCAGTGCAAAGCCAGTTGGCTTTCTCAATTCGTAACTTTGCACGCTTCTATCGTGCTACTGAAGACTTCTATCGCCGTATGTACCGCGTTGTACGCTACAACCCAGAGGCTATTGTCAAGGCAAGCCTTACTTATGAGGGTGTAACCCACTCAGGTTGGGTACAATACGACGATCAAGGTGAGCCATACTTTATTTATCCTGGTACACAGTACGTTTACAAAGCAGTTCAAGCTGCAATGACAGCGTTAGGTGTACCTGCAGAGTTTAAGACTCCATTTCCAGTGGAGTTTGGTGCAAAACTTAAGATGATTACCCCATCTTTGAACCCAGAGTCAGCAGTTCCTACTCTTGCTGGTCCATTATCTGGTTTCTCAATCAAGGTTGCATCAAACCTTGTAGGTATCTTTAGCCCAGGTGCTGCAGATACCATTACAACTACACTTTTAGGTAAGTACGCAGAAGACCAACCAATGGTTTCATCATTCTTACCAGCACACGTCAACCGTATTTACTCAGCAATGAATCAAGACGAGCGTGATGGTCAGTACGCATCCGCTATGCGTAAAGCTATGACTTATCTTGAGGCAGGTGGACACGGACTCGTACAGAAGTACGACGAGAACGACACACCTATTCCATTCAGCGCAGCTGAACTAGAGGATTACCGCATCCGTCTAAAGAACACCACACTAGGTATCCTAGGTATGCGTGTTGTTTACGGCTTTACTGCACCTGCTACAGCGCAGGTACAACTTAAATCTGAAATGGCTGACTGGGTACGCGACAATGGTGAAGCATCATTTAAGCAGACTTGGTACGGACTACTAGACAAGTATGGCGATTACGATACAGCAATGACTGAATGGGTTAAGCGTTATCCAGATCAGATGCCGTTTACTATTTCTGAATCAGACCGTTCGACTGTTGCGTATTTCCGTTATGCAAAGGAATCAGGCGACTTCGTTGAGAACAACGAAAAACTATTTAAGGATTATCCACAAGGTGCAGCGTTCTTAATTCCTCACAAGGCTGGATACTCTTGGGATGCTTACAAGACTATGACAGATATTGGTCTTCGCAAGAACAAGACTGTCTCTGACTTTATGCGTGAGGTACAGACTGCAGCAGATATGCAAGTTTACTACGAGAAGAAGAACCAGTACGAAGCAAACCTAGAATCTGTAGCTACAGACTTTGAGCGTTCACAACTTCGTAAAGAGTTCTCTGATTGGTCAACAGTATTCAAAGCTGGTCGTCCATTAGTTCAAGAAGAACTAGCACAGGGTGGCAAGAAGGCTATTGAACGTATGAAAGCACTTAACGACCTTCAGAAGATGCTCAATGAAAAGTCAGCGTACAAAGCAGCTCCTGATACAACTAACAAGTTGCGTCAGATGATGGACCTATATAACAAGTACAAGACAACTAAGGATGACTTAGAGCAATTTAGTGGTAGCAATTTCCTTGTCAATATGAATAAGGAAGAGACTATTATTAAAATGCGTGAACTTTCACAATACAACGAGAACACAACGAGTGCATATAATGTACTCTTTGGTAGATTGTTAGGAGATTAAATTGGTAGCAAAGACACCAGATCAAGCTCGCGCATCTGCGACACCGCTTCCAGTAAACACTCCAC